CTGCTGGGGGGATAGGGGTTGGGTCTGTAGGTGGGGTTGGGGTAGGTGAAGGAGTTTGGTCTGGTAGGCCGTTTGTGCTCTTATCTATAAAAGCACCGCTCCAGAAATAACCGCCTGAGTATTGCCCGACATACCATATATTATTACCAGCTACACTCTCACCTCTAACATATGCTTTGAAGCTAAAAGGTTCTGTATCATAAGGCCAGTCTTTAATTATCTGAGCGGTTGTATTTGGTTCTGCCCGTTGGTTCACACCCGACTGATTCTCTAGGACGCGTTGGTTAGACTCTGGTTTAGTAGGTTCAGCTGGAGGTGTAGGAGTCACGGCATACAACCAGTCGGCTGGGTTGAAGTTATTTGCAAGAGCATATGGGGTTCTTCGGGTTTCCCAGTGAAGATGAGCCCCTGTAGATAGACCCGTATTGTCACTGTCTGCAACATGTTGCCCCTCCGTTACTCTACCGCCAGAAACATGCCAACGAGCCAGGTGGTATAGATTATGTTCTACGCCATCATCACCTTGTATTTTCATGAAGAATCCACGGCCATCAGCGGCTGCTCGGCCATCACCTACTTGTTTAATTGTCCCGTTCGTTGGGGATAAAACAGCAGTATTATTAGGAACTCCATAGTCAACTCCTGTGTGATAGCCTAGGCTATACATTGTACTCCGCTCACCCCATACTTGAGTAATACTCGGGGTTCCTGTTAAAGGTCTAATTGGCATTTTCTATCTCCTTATTAACTATTACTAAAAGATATGTATTTTTGCTCACAGACCTGCTTAACGCTACGGTAGATAATATAAGAATGCAAAAGAATATAGTCAAAGAAATTAAGAAACTGAAACTAGAAGTGAGGGCGGTTAAAAAACTCATCTAGCTCCCTTGTCGTATCGCTTTATCTCTACTCCCGTGTCTTTCTGTACTTGCTCCCAGCACCGTTCAATCTGGTCTTGTGACCTGTCTTTGGCATTTATAGATACAATACAGGCCACTCCTCGGTCATATGTCTGATTTTCGCGTGAAATACGTCGGTTGGTATGGATTCCCGCATATACTAGAAAAAAACCGATAATAACCCCAATCAGAGGGACAATACTCCATCTATTGAACATTGGGCGTGACTGTTGCTTTGTTTTCATTGTTATATACCTCTAGCACGATACTATCGAAGCTATATGTTTCTTCGTGCAACGGGTTTACCTGATACACAATAGTTAAATGGATTTTATACTGTCCGTCAGGCGTGGAGGCTGGGACACTTATAGGCAATACTCTGTTATGGCAGCCAACAGGGAACTGCCTGGTAGTTGAAAGGGATGGGATAACGGCATCACCGATAAAGTCTATGGTGATATGCGAATCCGCGTTCTTATACTTGCAGTAGTTGAGTTTTAGGTTTACTACAGCGCCAGCTTCAACTCTGGTGGGAGAAACAGGAAGTGGCTCCTTCACATCCAGAATTTTAGCGGGGGCTAAAAGGAGATAAGAAATATACAAGAGTAAAAAAATAGCAGTAGCAATCACACTGAAGGCTATATAAGTTATTGTTTTGCGTCTGGTTATTGTTTTCATTGTATGACTATTAACCCCATAAGTGCGCCTACAACAGCTACCAGTATAAGACCGACCAAACCATACACGATTTTCTTAACTGGCTCAAACTGGTCTTTTGTGACATAACCTGATGATAAGTTGGCTTTTATCTCTTTTACATCATCTCGTATATAAGACAAATCGTTGCTGATTATTCGGAGGTCGGTATCTTTTTTTGTTGCCATATCTTTTTTCTCTTAGAGGTAGGCACACTCGGCAAATATTAAGTTTGTAGTGTTGTCGCCCCTCAAATATAGAGTTCCTCCTGCGGAAGCTGTCTTTACATTTAGATAGTGTTGAGTTGCAGTAGAAAGCTCTGTTTCTTTGAATCGTGTAGACCCACCACCAGCAAAGCTATTGATATTACTAGCTGATAATCCAGCTTCACCATGTATGCTAATTTCTACATCAGTCTCACTAGAAGCAGATGTTGCCAGAGTTACGAAGTATGTAACAGTTGAACCAGACGAGTTGACTTGGACATCAGCTTGATAGCCATATATCCAAGAACCAACAGGAACATTTAGCTGAAAACTACCAAGGTTATACCAAGTGCCTGAAACAGCTACTTGAGAAGCTTGAATTCGTTGGATTGATTTAATTATCCACTTACCTCTTTGTGCAGGAAACCCATACGGCACTTTCTGAGTAGAGTAAGACACCGCTGAAACCCCGCCTGAAGTTGGGATAGCCCCCCCTTCTGGTACTTGCACAATAAGAGTTGTATCGGCGGAAAAACTGGAGGAAGTGATTATTGCATATTCCGTTGTCCCTGCTGTTATCCCAGAAGCTAAATCTGAGCGAGAAGCAAATGGAGAATCTGTAGCTGTAGCTGCTGCGCTATTGTTGGGCGTTAGGTTATTAGCGTTCCCTGTATTCAAGTCATTTATAGAATTATTGAAAGAGTAAGCAGATATTAAGTTGGTTTCTGTGCCGACTAGCCCCTGTGATACTGTAGCTCTGACATTTGCTTGCGTAACTTTAGCTGAGTAGATAGCTACTTGGGCTAGCTTGCCGTCAAAAGGATTAGCACCGCCGTTTGTGCCGCCAATTTCTAAGTTCCCAGCCTGTATAAGTGCGGTTGGGTTTGTGCCACCCCTAGAGACAGACGAAGGAACATCAACTCCATCAATCATCACATAAGAAGTGGTTGTAGTAGCCGTGAAAGCAGACATATCGAGCTGCGCTGCTATGTGTACCCATTTACCCACAGGTATTGACTGATAGGATACCACTCGGGAAAAGTTAGCTGCACCTGCATTGTTGCCTGCTAGTTCTACTTGACCACTTGAGTTTATATAGAAGTTCCAGCCACTCGTTGCGTTGTATCTGGTAGCGATACTTTGTGTTGCTCCTGTATAACTCTCCAATTTCACCCACGCACTTACTACAAAGTCATCAGTAAAGGTCATGCCTGCTGGCGTAGTCTTTGAATAATACTGAGAAGATGAGGACTCTAGGTCAGTACATTGGATTGGTGCTGTTACAGTTCGGGTAGCTTTAAGCCGCATACCAGGTGATAGAGTGCCTGTGTAGTTTTGCCCGCTGAAGACCATTGTATAACTTCGGTTTCCGTTATAGGTAACTGTAGAGGGGTTTCCGCCTACTGAGGTGTAGCCTGTAGGTGTTGTGGTAAAGAGCGTACGAAGTGAGTTAAACCAGTCGGCTATCGGTGCCATGATTACTGTCGTACCTGTAGAGTGGGAGGTAGCAGTCGTGTTGTCGTAAGCTCTACCGTTAGCTGGACAGGTTACTTTCGTGGCTGTCTTAGAACTGTAGTAGATAATCTCTCGGTTAGTATCTGATTCTGGGTCAATTACAAGCGTACCTTCTGAAAAGTTCGGTACAGTGTCTAGAAAAATATCTAAATCACCCGCTCCTATATCAGCTGTGAGTTGTGCTTGGTAAAAGTTCTGTGGTTCAAAGTTGTTTGTTAGCAGCTCGGTAGCCATTAGTGTCTCCTATCTATGATTTTAACTGTATTCTTTTAGTTTTACTAGGACGTTTTGGGATAGCTATTTTAAGCTTTAAGTTCCGTGGTCGGGCATCTATTTCAGGTTGTTTAATATTGCGGGCTTGAAGGGCTGGTAATAGTTCGGCTAAGTAGGCTCTTTGGCCTTCAGGGTCTTTCAGGTTGTACCCCTTTCCACCGTTACCATTACTCGCAATTTTATCAATAGTCTTTTGGTCAAAGTCTATTCCTTCGTACACAGCTAGTGAGCCTTCTTCTGCTGCGTTCCAGAGCGCTACCTTGTCAAAATAGTTTCCTATCTGCGACCATTCATTCGGATGAGATTTAATCCAATTAGAACGTGTTGGGCTACTAGGAGTACCATCACGCTTTGGCGGGCCTTCACCTTTAGGGAGAGAATTGTAACCGTCTAATAGTTTCTGTAGTTCTGGAGCAGCTTTAGGATATTCGTCAAACTGAGGCAAGCCTAAGAAGTCCCTCTTCGCTCTTTGATAATCGGTCTGTTCCTGGAAAAAATCAGCTACGTCCTGGTTGCTTCTGATGAACTCACCTCTTTGCTTACTATCTTTAAGAGCATTAAGCTGAGCTAGCTTCTGCTCAACTTGACCCGTAGGCTTAGGAATATTCAATCCTTTAGGGTCTACTCCTTGCTTGGCTTGGTCTTCTGGAGAGAGAGTGGACTTAATTTGGTCGTAGAAAGCAGACCGTTTTTCATTAAAATCTTTTATCCATGGGTTAAGTCTCTGTATGGCTTTCTCTTCTTTATTACCTGGGCTGTAATTAGCTTGGAGATTAAGGATGATTTTCTGCTGTTGTGGGTCAAGGTCGAAGAACGGGTCGCCTGGTTTACCGTCTGCGAGGTTGCGGGCGTTCATTCGCTTACTGATTTCAAGTAGCTTGGGATTCTCTAATAAGGCGATAGCTTTCTGAGCTGAGTCATAGTACGACTTGTCGGTTACTGTCTCGCCTTGGGCGTTCTTCCTGCTAACTACTACATCAGCATAAAGAGTTTTCTTCTCGTTCTTACTAAGGCCAAGGTCTTTTACATCATCTTCAAGCTTGCGGTAGAACTCTCCGCCAGCACTTTCTCCTTTAGCTCCCACGAAACGGTTTTTCAAATCTGAGGCGACAGTTCCTAATGGGTTTCCATCTGCGATAGCCTTACCAGGTAAGCCAAAGCTTCTTAGTAAGTACTCTTTGGTAGCTGCGTTGTTTTCAGAATCAGGATTATCTGGGTCACGGAACTGGTAACCTGTGCGAGGGTCTACCCCAGTAGCAGCTCCGTAAACTACATTAGCTAGCGGGTTACTTAATGTACGGGCTCCACCAGTAGTAAAGTCCAGCATAGCTAAGGCGTAATCTTTTATGGGCACTCCATTATCCTCAGTCATACCACTCCAGATAGCGTGGTTCATGGCTCGAAGCTCAGGTGCGATAGGAATTTTAACGATACCTTCCCATTGTCCCGTCTTCTCGTTTTTATGAGCTCCTGGTAGTGCGATAATAATATTATTGTCTAATATGTATTTACGCCCTGATTCCTTCATATCCTTATAAAACTCTTCATTGCTATTAAGGCTGTAGGCAGTTCCAGCTATTAAACCTGAGGCTGCTAAAGATAAGCGTCCACCTACACCGACGGGGTCTCTCTTAAGTGCGGTGAAGAGAGCTCTTGTACCAGCTTGTGAAGCACCGCCATACATCAAGACTGCATCAGCCTGACGTACTACATTACTGACGCGTCCAAAATTAGGAAGGACGTTATTGTAGGCATAAACCGCGTCGTCCATAGCTTGTGCTGCTGTACCCCCTTTATTAATTCGAGCATCATAAGCTGCTTTGGCGATTCCCGTACGGGATGACTGGTCAAGGCGGGCACCAATAACATCTAGCTCTCTCCAAAGCTGAACAGGGTTTCTTGCGTAGTTTTTTAACTTATCAAGTGCCCCACGTTCAGCAGCTAAAGCATCGGCTGAGGAATTACGGGCTGAAGTCTGAAGTGACCCCGTAAATCTCTGAGCTCCTCGGGAATACAAAGCGTTCTGGAAATCAGTATTCCTGAATATACCTTCCAAAGATTCTTTGACAGCACTGGGGGTGAATACTTTAAGCCCCTGCGGAGATAGGATAGGAGACATGATTGAGTTGAACACTGAGTTTACGATTGCGAATGGAGGATTAAGTACACCTGTTAAACCAGTACGGATAGGCTCAGTAGCGGCCTTAAAACCTTTAAGGATTCCATTCAACTGTGGTGCGTCTAACCCCTGTAAGAATCGGGCATGTTCAGGCTGTACTTCAATACGGAACTTATTACCCTCCCTTATACCAGAAATAACCTGAAGCCCTGTAGTTGGGTCTGGAGCGATAGATATTTGCTCATTCCTAAGACCACGCTTAGTATCCTTGATTTCATTCAAAGCGTTACGCTGTTTTTCTAGGTTATAAGCAAGTTTCTCATAGGCTCCACCTTTATTAATAAGGTTCTTTCTGACTCTCTCAACACTGGTTGCTTTGTTATCTATAAGACTGGAGAACATATCAACTAGTTCTCTTCGATTCAGAGTATCAATCGCTGCGGCTGCATCGGGGTCTACGGCTTCTTTGAGGAGCTGCTTAGCTCTGGTGGCTGCTGCATCTTCAGCACGCTTTTTGTCTTTACCTGCTATACGGAGGTTGGTAGCTGTTCGGCCTTTAGTAACTTTAAGTTTTCCTTCATCTTTTCGGAGGTCTTGTAAAGTTGCTTGGATGTCTTTACGGAGTCCCTCATTGGAAGCTGTTTGGGTAAAGCGGGTTCCAGGGACGATTCCTTGCTCAACTCTACGAGCGAATATATCAGCGACTTTAGCTTGGGATAGTTGACGGAATACGGTATCGGAGTAATCTGTTAGAGCGTCGAAGGTTGGGTCAAGCGGTATCTTTCCGCCCTTGAAGTCCTGAAGTACTCTTTGCTGTCCGATGCTACCTACTGAACTACCGCCAATCTGAGCTCGCTCTACTTCATCAGGGAGGGCTCTCTGTATAGGAGTATAGAATTGGAACTCTGTCCCGTCTTTCTTAGTTCGTGCTGCTGCTAGGTCTGCCTGGCTAATTATTCCTGGGCCATTATCGAGTCCGTTCAGAGACATTTCCTGAAGGTCACGGATTGAAGAAGAAAGCTTCAATAAGTCTCCACGGGCTTCTGGGTTCCTAGCTTCGTAGTTTTTAATAAAGTTAATTATCACTTCATCAGGAATAATCTGCCCTGTGTTGGGGTCAGTGAGGATAGGTGGTCTTCCATCTGCCCTTTGCTCTATGTCACGCATAAACAATCGGTAGACGTTGAAGTTCTGAGAATCTTCGCCTTTGTTCTGGTATTTCTTTATTACCTCACTTATGGGACTATTTCTTAGATATTCATCAGAACGCTGCCTGCTTAGTCGAGCTTGCTCAGCTGTAGCTTCTACACTTTCACTTTTAGGTAAGTCTCTGTGGGGGACACCCTGAGCCTTCGCAGCTGCTGCGTCTATACGAGCGCCTTCAACATATGGGTTCCAGGCTTCCTGTGCTTTCTGAGCTACTGAAGGTTTCTCGTAGCGTGCCCTGCTGGCTTCTGCTGCTTGAGCGAGGTCTGCTGCAATATTAGGATTTCCCGACTGTGCCGTTCCTGTAACTGAAGCGTCGGTACCTTGTGTTTGCTGTACTACTTCAGCGGCTTGCTGCTGTGGTGTAGCGATTTCACCTTGAGGCGTAACGTCTTCTGCTGTTTTCTGGACTTTCTTAACTTCTTCCACAGCGTCTATTTGCTGTTTTATATCTGGTTGCTCTAATAACTGAGCTACTGATTTCTTATCGGCATCGGTAGCATTAGGAATTATAGAAGCCACAAAAGCTTCAGTTGTTTTAGGCGAGGTAGACCCAGGAACTTCCGCTACTGTCGCCTTAGGCTGGGGTAAGTCATCCGCTAGCTTTGGCCTAGTAGGATAAATTTCTTTTACATCTATTGGGTTAGGCGGTTTAATAGGATTATTCGGAGTGATGAGCTCTGCGGTTTCACGAATTACTCTCTCAACCTCACCTGGTGTTTTTTGGTCAGCGACATATCTAGTTACCATTGCGATAATATCATCATCAGCTTCAGGGATAAGTCGCCGCACTTCTGCTTCTACTAAAGCGGGGTTGGTTTCTTTGGCCAGCTTATTTACCACTTCCTTGCTGACAAATGGCTTAATCTCGGTAGAGACTTTTTTGCCAGTTTTACCGACTGCCTCACCTACACGCTGAGGGATTCTTAACTTGCTAACTAATTTTTCTCCACCAGCACCAAGACCTGCACCAAGGACCGAGCCGATAGCTGCATTCTTAGCGATATTAGATATACCACGCTCCCCCTGGGCAATAGGGTCAGCCACACCATAGCCTGCACCAATACCAGCACCAACTACAGCAGCGTTCTTGACCCCTGATTGGAGAATGGTGGGAGCTTTACCGAGTGTACCTATATCTAGGATTGTCCTAGCACCTCTTGCAATTGTAGTTGTGGGATTGGTCACATCCGCTAAGTTTTTAGCCTGGGCACCTATATCTTGGCTAAACTCTGAGTTTTCCCGTGAGGCTTTCGCAAACTGGTCTTTAGATAACTTGCCCTGCTTATAGAGTTGGTTAAAGATGTTCTGGTTCTGATTGGCTACTTCTATACCACGACGCTGCTGTTCAAGTAACTGCCCCCCAAACATAGGGGTTAGAATACTCTCAGTCGTTCGTTGGGCTGCTCGTACAGGGTCTAAAGCTATATTCTTTAAGAGACCTCCCAATTTATTCTGGAGAGACATTTTCTTCTTGCTTTGTTCGTACGCAGCTTGACGTACAATATTTTCTTGTCTTTCCTGGGGCGTGTAGAGCTTACCCTCGGCTTCTACTTTTAAGCCTGGGCTATTCTGGAGGAACTGGGAGATTGCTCTCCTGCGTCGTTCGTACTCGTCCACGCCGTATCCTTACGCTGTTACTTGTTTTTCGTCTTCAGATGCTAATTGGCCCGTGAACTCTTGTAGAGCCTGCGCTGCTTGTTGCTGGCTCAACCCTGAGTTATTGATTAACTGTTGGCCGATAGCTCGCTTAACAGCCGTAGGAACCTGACTTTGGATAACATTACCTAAGTTGCTCTGAAGACCTGACAAGCGGTTAGACTGCGGGACTACAGAGTTAAGAGTATTCAAGTATGAACCCTGAGATTGTAATCCAGCTCGTGAAGCGGATAGAGTTCGGAGTCTTTCATCTAAGGTATTGCGAAGCGAGGTAAGCTCATCGACGTTATCAGAGCCGCCGATTTGACCTAAGATAGCATCTAAGCCACCTTTCTGGGCATTGAAGTCTGCCTGCTGCTGTGCGACCCATTGGCCTACGCCTGCAAGGTCTTGGTTGCGGCCTGTGCCTAGCTGACCAACTGAATTATCAAATTGGTCTTGAGCTGTCTTTTCAGCGTTAATTCGGTATGAAGAGTCATATGTTCCCCGTGCGCCGTATGCGTTACCGATAGCTGGGAAGCTTGAGTTGAACTGGTCTGTTAATGATTTCTGTTCTTGCTGGTATTTCTGGTCTACAAGATTGGACTTCTCGGCTGCTGCTGAACCTACGTCACCGTAAAGAGCGTCATATACACCCTTAATATTGTTTACCAACCCTGTGATACCGCTTTTAACTGCGTTAGCTTGAGCTGCTTTCTGTGCAGCTGCGGCGGCTGCTTGTTGTGCCGCTACTGTTTGTGCGGATACGGTTCCTGTGTCCGTTCCTCCTCCGCCACCTAATACTGAAAGGTCTACCCCTGGGGTAACACCTATTTGTCCAGCAACTGCTTCAGCTGGTATATAGCCACCAACGGCTAATCCGCCTGAAGAAAATGCTGCATTTGGGTCAAAGTTCATTACAATATCCTTTTATTACTTGTTTGTATCATACTTGCATTTTTCTACATTTTATCATCATTATAAACCTACAGATAAATCTTTCTCTCTGATGGGAAGTTGAAGTGCGTGTATGGGTAGAAGGCGAGAATATAACCTAGAAACACAAAGCCTTCATTCAGCCTACTGTTTCCTATGCGGAACTTGATGGTACGGGAGTTAGAATTTACTACTAATCTCTCTGGCTCATCAGCGAAGGTAACCGCACTATCATCACTCTCTCCCGTGCCTAAGCCAAGGGTCTGCATAGCGAGAGGGAGAAGCCCCATACCATCAGTGGAGCCCTGGGATATAGTAGCTGTCCCTAGAAGGATACCATCATCTAAATATACTTTAGCTTCTACTGCTCCAGTAATGCGGCGAAACACTAATCCAATATCAGTGAAGTATTTGAGAATATCTGGATTACCAAGGTCAAAGGCTTTACTCACAAAGTAAGCGTCAATAGCTACTCCATCATCATTATAGGTTCCTGGGGTGAACTGACAGACTTTTGTGCCATTATCATCTAGGAATAATAGGTAGGACTGGTTAGTAGAGTCTACGAAGGCAAGGTAGGAATTAGCATTAAAATTACTCCAAACGCTCCACGCCTGGAAGCGTCGGTCATATACTAATGTCCTGGTGATGGAAGACGTGCTTGAGGCTGGTATTGAAAGCATGAATTTGTTATCAAAGTAATGCGCACTGGCTTTGATGTAGTATTGCTCGTTGATAGAGTCGATAGTCGGTTGGATACGGATAGAAAGGACGTTAGTACGGATAGCAGTGAAGAAGTTAGGTTCATTACCAAGGACTCGGATACCTTCACGAGAAAGGAAGTACAAGTCATTCTCTACGTTCTCTACACTCTTATGGGCCACGCAGCCCGTAGAACCTGAAACTGGGAGGATAACTGGGTTACTGGATTCGTCAAAGGTAAGCTGGTAGATTGAGCGCTCTTTAAAAACAATTACTGAATCCTGGAACCTGCCAAGGGCGGTAATCTTATCACCGTCGTCCTTTCGCACGTCAATAAAGTTTGCTCCTGAACCAGCAAAGACTGTAGCACCTGGTACCTCGGTTGCGTTGTTGAGGGTCGTAGCAGCATTGGTGAAGTCTGAAGCATCTGAGTTGACAGAGATATAGAGTCGGTTCGGCTGTCCTTCTACTCCTGAGGCGATGTGGAAATTCTGGTAGAAGAGTGCGAACTTAGCTCTCGGGATGGTACCAGGTCGTGCGAGGGTGCTTCCGTCCCAAGTAGAGCCACCTTCAGAGCCATTCCATATATATTGGACGTTACGGGCTTGAGTAAAGGTAACTTCAGCTGAAGCGGTAAACCCAACTGTAGCTACAGAAGTCCAAGCTCCTGTGGTAGCATATTTAAAAGTCCCATTATCGATAGTCGTTACCTGGCGGACAGACTCTGTTACATACAGTCCTAAGCCTTTAGCAGCCGTAAGATTGCCGAACATCTGGTCATAACCACTTCTCTTTCGGGCTACACCGCCTTCATCATATTCAATATTAAGTGCGTCTGAGAACTCTCGATTATCAATAAGAGCAGGGGATACTAAATTATTAGTTCCCTTCGAAGGGTTCATTACAACTAATCGGGAAATCTGACGTACTTTACGAGGGGCTATTCGGCGTTTCTGTCTAGTGCTCATTATTCATAGCCTCCCCCAATACGGTAGGAGTTTGCATTTCCAATAAAGCGAATACGGCGCTTGGGGTTTCCTACTTGGGTTGCAGCTATATTTTCAGTTAGTCGTTTCTGGAATAGGTCTTCATCCTGTGAAATATCAGCGTTAGGGTCTTGGGAGAGTTTAATGTAACGTCGTGCTCCCAAGGAAACAGTCATTGTATCCTCAAACGGCGTAGCGATAGTAGCAGCCGAAGCAAGGACTGGGGCTTTGGTCTGGAACTTAACTGTCACTGAATCAACTACGTCTTTAGTCTTTAACAAGTAAGTACCATCGCTCTGTGCGTCTGTCCAAAACCTTTTATCACCTGTTTGATAATTCACCTGGTCGTAGCTTTCTACTACGTCAAGGGGCACTTCAACGGTTCCCTGGTAAAAATAAGCTTCTACTCCGTGCTGGTAGTCGTAATTTGAGGGGAGGGAAGCTACACCTGAAGCCACCGTTAAAGAGACCGTACTGGAAGCGAAGGGCCATTTGTAAGCTCGGTAAATTTCATCTAGGGTCTGCTGTATAAAGTTTCCTCGTTGAGCGGTCTGAGAAGTCTGGATAGTACGCTCACCCATCAGATAGGCTAGAGTTAGTAGAAAATCATTTTGTACTTTTGCCATCAATATTTCTCCGCTATCCGATATTCGGGAAATAATTCCCAAATAATTTTATTAAACTTTTTTACTGTTAGGGTGTCGCCTGATGATTGCAAAGCCTGAAATTCTGGGTCGATAGTTTGTAAGGCTCGGTAAAGATATTCTGGCATTGAATAAAGCGAGCGCATTGAGCCACTCTTTGTAGCCCCTGTAGAGAGTAACTGCTCCATTCTCTTCTGTTTAACTGTTTCCTGGTGTATCAGGTCTTCTTCTCTGAGGTCTGGGTTGATATGGAACATCAGCTTTTGAATAGCTCTCCAGCGGTCTGAACGGCTACGAAGTTTTTCTATACGAGCTATTTCATCCGTATACTTTTTACGCTCGGCGGTTACTGTGTCTAAGCTGCTGTCTATATTCAATAACATAAGGAACTCCAGTAGGGCTCCGAAGAGCCCCTTTTGCAATTCCTTAGAAAAGGACTCGTGCGAGTGCGTTAGCCTCTTCAGCGCGTGCTTCGAGGGTAAGCTCTGTTACGATTTCTTTTGCTTGGAAGTCACCTGTGACTGCAAGGTCGATAGTCTTAGGCTCACGTCCTTCTAGGAAGGCTACAGCCCAAGTATCTTCTTGTAGTGCGATAAGGTCAAATCCTGGAGTTGCAGTTGTACCGTAGTCACCACTTACTGTTACATAGCGGTGTGCGAACAGTTTGACAGTCTTAGCAGCGTCAGCTTCATAGACATCAACAGCGTTCACAAGTCGCTTATCATCAGCAGCAATTTCTTTGGTGCTACCAGCAGTAAAGCCAGAGATACGTCGCTTACCCTTCATAGAAGTGTAAACAGCGTCAACCATACCACCATTGTTCCATACAGACTCAAACATATCGTTAAGCACAGTCTCGGTAAGAGTTGCACCTGAGTAGTTAGAGACGTTGGTTGTAATCCAGTTTTTGATACCTTTTAGTTGTCGAGCGTTTGTACCGCCAGTAGATGCACCACCAGAAGCGATAGAACCACGCACGAGGGCGTATTCAATATCGTTCTTAACAGCAGCAAGCTTTTCTTGAAGCTCTTCAGCCATTCGATTACCGCCAACGCGGTTTACAGCTTGTTCTGTGTTAGAAACCTTTGCAGTCTTAGCAAAGATTTGAGTGACGTTCTGGAGGCGGCTAGGATTACCTGCTGCATCAGCTGGCGCATCCTGACCTTCGTTCTGTGCGTTAGCACCAACTGTTTCAAGGTCTTTAGTAATCCATTCGTGCAAAGTGTTCTGAGCACGGCTCTTTGGAAGACCAGTTGTAAGCTGGGTCTCTCGTGGGCTAATAAGAGTCAATACATCAAGTAGTGATTCTCGGCGGCCTACGTCGCCATAGGTGAAGTTTACACCGTTAGTTGCCATGTTATTTTCTCCTTTTTATTTAGAATGATGGCTTGATAAAACTATATCTTGCCTTCACTAAGCCACTCACCAAGCAAATCCTGAGCTGCGTACTTATCGCCTGAGGCAATACGTTCTAGCCGCTCTTCGGCTTTCGTGTTGGTAGCTCCCGTATTAGAGGTTGCTGATTCCAATGAAGCTGCGCGTTGCACCTTCTTTGAAATGTTCGCTTCTGCTCTTCCTTGAGATTTCGCTTCCTTATTTCGTCCGTACAGCTGGTCGGCTATCTTTACCAAATTGGTTTCCTGACCTTGTACTGCACCTGCAATACGCTGGTTAAGGAGGATTTGCCTCATCTGCTTATCGGACTTTACTTCAGGATACTTTCTCTCAACAGCTTTCCATGCCCGCTCTTCCTGTCGTTGAAAACGGAGTTTTTCTTCCATCCGTTGCTCAATGACATTCATGAGCTGGTAAGGGTCTACTGTCCCATCTTCTGAAGCTTGTAATTGTGGCTGTCCGTGATTGTACTGGCCATAAGCTGATACAGGGTCAAAGTCAGGGTCACTATCAGGTTCTTCGTCTGATGGTTCGGGGGCATCTGCGCCCTCGTTAGTTTGTGAAGGTTCAGTAACTTCTGGTTCTGATGTTTCAGTTACCTGGTTGTCTTCTGAAGTCTCTTGGACTTCTTGGACTGGCTGTTCAGGCTGTACTTCCTGAACTTGGTCTGTATTTTCTACAGGCTTTTCATCGTTCATAGTTCTCCCATTCTTGAGCTTTACGCCCTTGCAAGAGTGTTAAGTTATTATGACGTTTTTCGGGAGGAACGTACCACGATGACATTTAGTGCAAACCCAGGCCTGAAAGTCGTCGCTTAAGTCGTCGTCGTCCTTCTTGAAGTTGTGTTCACAGTTTGGGTCATTCAACGGTTGCTGTTCATCTAACCGAATAACCTCTAAACCATCATTGTCTGCATTGTTAGCTTTATTTTGTCTTGGTTTGCCACCAAAGTCAATATCCTGGTTAAGCTGATGGTCTGTCATCGTTCTTTGCTGCTTCCAGTTGGTCTCTCATTACCGTCGTGTCTTCACTTGCTGCGCCGTCCATAATATTAACTAGTTTCTTGAAGGCGTGTAGCTGGCCTACGTTATAAGCGTTCTTTACTGGATTCTCTAAATTAGTAGTTCCGCCCACGATTTTCATATAAGCGTTAATCTGCTCAGTACAGAAGTCACGCAGGAAAGAACCGTCTTCGGACTCAGAAAACCGTCCAGCTTTACCAGCTTTACGGAGTTTATCCTCTAGGTTTTCAATGAACTTATCACGCTCAGTTTTTGGCTCAGAGCTGTTGTTGGTTTCCTGCACTCATTCCTCCTAACGCAGCACCTATATCACCCTGTAGGGCTGCTTCTACATTAGTTTGTCCTCCACCTGGCATAGCACCCTCCTCTGGAGGTGGCGTTACCGAACTCATAGGTGCAGTAGCTGGTTCCATATATCGGGTTACATCTTTGACTGAGAAGTACTGAGCAAGTTCTTCGATAAACTCACCATACTTAATCTTCGGTACGCCTGATGGGTCTTGGAAGAAGTTGGCCTGCTCGTAAGAAAGCTTCTGTATTTGACCGACTTGGCCTAAGAACTGAAGCGCGATATCTCTACGTTCGTCTTTAGTGAGAGGGAGCATAGAGTCATCATCTATAGTGAGGCTAATCTCGCCTTGGTAGTCTTCTGGTAGCACAACGTCTGGTTGAATTTTGCCGTCTTTCTGGACATCTACCCTATCGGGCTTGTCCTGGAACTGAGCCAAGTTAGAGAGCCATATCTTGCCTACGATAGTCATAGACTGCTTAAAGTTGTCTTTCATAAAGCCAATCTTCTCAGTAGCGGCTTCTGTGATGAGTGAGATGCCTTTGGCTGTTCCTGCTGTCTTGTCTGTAGAGCTATCAGGCACTCCAGATATATATTGAGGAACAGTTGCCAGCTCAATAGCTTTTTCTAACTGGTTCATCACCATACTAATCTGTGCTGGATTTGGTTCGGGAAATTTAAATTGCTTAGGTTCTGCGCCCGTATAAGTAATCTCTCCGCCTGGCTCTACTACAAAGTCATTAGTAAGAGTACCGTCTTCATACATAATCATGCTGTCTAATGACACGTTCAAGTTGTCAAGGTAATGATTGAAGATGTCATTTGTCGCACTTTGTAGGGTAGCGTTGTTCTCAAAGAGAGACTCTCCCCAAGGGCTGAAGGTCTTGCGACGAATGTAAAAAGGAACGATAGGACAATACTTGTGCCAGTATCTCTTAGCTGATTGACGAATCTGTACCCATGGGCGAGCATCGCCTTGGCCTTCTGCATAAGTGGACATGTGCCAGCCATCAGATTTACGCTCGTAACACTCATATATAGTTGCAGTTTTTACAGTCTTGTCTTCTTGGAATAAAGTCTTTTCGTTCACAATACGATTACGAGAGTTGTTCTGGTTGCTGAAGCCGATAGTCTGAGGCTGGTCGTACAGTTTCTTGAGGTCGTAGTTAGGGTTGTTCTTGAGTTCTTCAAATGGCTTGAAGTAGCGAACGATTATATAGTTCGCTTTTCCCCAGCTAGGAGCATTAGGTGCTATAAAGACATTGAAGAAATTAAGTGGCTCAAAACAATTGTAGCCTTTCTCATACTCGGTCTTCTCATCTTTGTCAGGGTTCTTGACCATACCGTCTTCATCAATTTGTTTGTTGTAAACTACTTCTTTTTTGGTTTCCCATGATTGCTTGGCCCACCCAGTTCCCGCTACTACGGCATCAAGAAGAGTATCCGATACCTTGAGTTTCATCGGTTCATCTGGAGAGTCTGTATAATCTTTCTTTAGCTTTGCATCTAAGCGCATCTGTCTATTTTGGGTAGTCTCAGGAACTACAAAACCGCTCTCTTCTAATTCAAGTTCATCAATCTTTGTCTGGAAATAAGGGACTACATTAGAGAGCCTGGAAACCAAATCCCAAGCCTTACTCGCTAATATGGGAATAAAAACCTTCGCCCGCCACGGAGCTATGTTCGAGGTGTTCTGAACGGCATACATAATGTCGTAGTACTTTGAGACACGGTTGAATAGGTCAAATTGGGCTTGTTCTGCGTTATTAAACCGTTCTGACCATATAGAAGCTTTTTTATCCATGTTGTATTTTCCTATCCCAACTTTATCATATTAATCACTAAATATATTAAAAACTTTCTTGACTATCGTAGTTCCTCCTCCACCTGTAATGCGGTTGAGAATAGTAGTAGTAAATTGCAGTAGCGTGTTGGCTGTTCCAGTCACAGTATAGATGAATGTTTTAGCAGCAATAATCGCACGAGCAAAGATGGCCGTGCCAGTAGCAGTATATGTAAAAGGAATTTTTGTGATTGCTCGAATACGGGTAAGCGTACCAGTAGCAGTATATATTAGTGTTTTCCCTATCTGCCTGATAAGGCTTGATGTGCCCGTAACTATGATTGTCGGGCGAGGCTTACCGACACTCTTAATAATAGAGGCCGCTCCAGTCATCGTGTAGAGAAAGGTGCGAGCAGCTATAATTGCCTTTGTCAGAGTGGTAGAATTTGTCATAGCATAGGCAAAAGTGCGGAAAGCTGTAATAAGTTTTATGAGTGTCAGCGTGCCCGTGACAGTATAGCTAAACTGCCGAGCTGCTTGGAAAGCTTTATCTAGAGTAAAAGTACCTGTTGCAGTAGAAGACATTGCAGGCTGAGTCGTTAATATTACATAAGTCAGCTTAACTTGGCCTCTAGCACCAGCTCCTGAGTCTCCTAGTAAATCTGAGCCTGCGCCACCGCCCGACAAGATAGAACCGTTTGTACCATTTGGGTTGCCGTCATCACCACCCCTACCGCCAGACTGGTCAATTCCAGCTCCACCAGAGCCACCACCACCATTTGCTACGACAAAACCACTACTACCATTGCCATTATCTCCTGCACCGCCACCACCACCACCACCGCCTGAACCTGTACCAGTCGCACCGTTACCGCCAGAAAACTTAGTATCACCTATAGAGTTCCCTGTTGTGCCTCCACCAGCTCCAGTACCATTTGTCGTACCGCCATCTCCTGCACCGCCGCCACCGCCCGCAGCAGCTCTAGCTCCTTGAGTAGTAGTTGGGTTAGCATTAGTATTAGAAAACCATGAAATTCCGCCAGCGCCGCCAGCTGTTGAATTTGCAGTTCGGCCTGCTCCACCTCCACCCACTGTAACTGTGTAGCTATTACCTGGTGTCACCGCTATAGCATTAGTCTTAGCGTATGCTCCACCACCACCGCCGCCGCCACGAGACAAAGTAGCCCCCGTACCACCACCACCGCCACCTCCCCAAACTTCAGCCTGAACTGACGTTACACCCGTAGGGCAAAGCCAGCTTGTAGTTGAAGTAAAAGTTTCTATATGTGGCATATTAAGCAGTTTGGTATTTCCAGGTAAAACTCGTTAGACTTGTACCTATGATTGCTATTGTTTGGTTGTTTGTTAATGCGTACCTACGAGCATAGTCCATTGCTTGCGCTTGAGTGCTAAAAGTAGTCTGCGGGGGTGTCGTTAAGCTAATCCCTACTTTAATCGCAAAAACGGCCATTATTTATGCCTGTTTTAGTTTGAACGTGAAGGCGATTGAGTCACCTGATACCAACGGGACACCTGTAAAGTTGCTATGCAGAATCAACGTACCAACAGTGCTGGCACTTAAAACGCCTGCGTTTCCTATGGTTTGTGTTGAGGCACTAGTAATCGTACCCGCTATTTGATAGGTATCATTGGTCGTTGTCGTCGTGACTTGCGACTGAGTACCCGAAACACGGGCTTCTGCTGATTCACTTTCTATTACAGTATCCCCGACTAATGCCGTAGAAGTTCCTGTACCCCATGCAATATATTTGCCTGTTGAAGCTGCGAGGGTTGACGTTATGAACGCCTTACCCACTGTTGTTAATACATCTGCCATGATTATTCTCCTTTTCTTTGTTTATGTAATCGGTGGCGGTAGGTTATATGCTTGTAAAACCATAATTTGGGAGTCCAAGGGACGGTGAGGTTGACCTTTTTTCCGAATACGTCGGCACGAATACCCACACGCTTATCTAAATCACCTAGATTAATTTTCTTTCCATCTTTAGTTACTAAAACTGCACCAGTAGTTAGCTCGCCCCCTACATTAGAGATATTCATGATATTTCCCTGTATTGAATATTGACTGTTACGGGTTGGGAATTTTCTAGCGTTATTGAAAGCACCGCATTAGTATCTCCCGTGAATACAGCTGTGCGCCCTAGAGCGTAGACTTTGTATATATCGGTGCTCACGCTGTTAATTGTCATGGTGAGTGTTACTAAGTTACCAGCTGATGCATCAGGGTCTGCAATTATCTGTACCCAGACTAGTTGGATTTTTTTCCCGCTTGTAGGGGTGATAGTGTCGCTAGCTGTTAGTTGTTGGGCGTAGGGTAGAAGCTCGTACTGCTCCATTGTTTTAATAGGCTGCGTTTCTAATATTCCGTCAATTCTTCCGAGACTCATTAGTAATCCGCCTGTGCTTGTAGTGCTATTACCATGTTGTTATAAGTTGCTAAAGGCATTTCTATCCACTCAAAGTCAATTAGTGCATTGAATGTACTCGCAGAACCCCCAGGCGACTCATCAACTACCCAATATGCCTGTTGTCCTGGCTGTAGAATAATGGTGCCATCTATTTCATTCAACTGGTACTGCTGGTAGGCCTGCATAACTGCTACTTTGCGCACCGTTCCAGCCACGCTGACTGAGAACTGTGCTGATACGGTCGTGCCTCTGGTATTAGCTGTTCCATTGCCGCCTGTATATAATTTCATAACTGACGAAGATGCACCGCCATCACTCCTGCCAATCGGCCTAGCTGTTGGTGTACCGATAAGAACGGCTGTTCCTCCACCAAAGCGGGTAAAGGTAGCATTTACTGTGGCAGCAAACTCGGCTTTATCAAAGAATACCACTTGCGCTGAATCAGCAGGATTTTGGAATACAGCCAATAACTGATTATTAAGATTCCCTGTCAGCGGCACATAATCAGTTGTGGTTAGATACCTTTGCCCTCGAATATTATAGAAACGAGACATTTGCCGAACATTGAAGGGGAAAGCTTGCTCTACTACTGGATTTCCTTCCAGGGCTACAGAGCCTTGAGCAACTGTTAATTTACCAGTAACCGTACAAGCTCCAGAGGTCTGGGTGATTGCTAAGGTCAGGTCTTCTCCGCCATTAAAAAACGTATCGAAAGGTACGATACGGTCTAAATAAGTAACATCAGTGTCTTTAAATACTACCACTCCGTCTTCGGTGGTCAAGGTGATAGTGCGTTTTTGTGAAGTAGAGAAATGAAGCTCGATACTTGTTAGCCGATAGTCATTAGATACAGCTGTAGTGCCTGAATAGGCAGCACTTGCAAGGTTATAAGAGGTGAATGTGAGGGCTTCTGATACTGCCAAACCTGCACCAGTTGAAGTTACTGTACCGCTAATTGGTACTGGGTTAACCTCTGATACTTCCGAACCCCCAACTTGCAAATCACCTGAAGCGGGGTTGAGCGTATCTGAGTTAGCGTCGTAGTAATATGGGACAGTTATCTTTCCACCTACACTACCTTTGTGCAGATGTTCTTCCCTGTCTAGATATACCGATTTCTCGGAGTGTTTGGGTTCGGACACTCGCCCTACTCCTGTTTAGCTTCTCTTTGTTCTAACAGCTTCTTCGCCGCTGCTTTGATGTCTTCATCTTTAATGTCCAACCCCAATGTTTTAAGGAATTGTTCTAAGCCTATTGTATACCTTCTATCGTGGGTCGTCCAAGAAATCGTTACTCTCATTTTGTATAGGCTTGTTTTTCACGGTTAATCGAGCGTTCTTCATCTAGGAGACGGGTATAGGCGAATAATTTATGTAAGTAGCTTTCCCCAATTTCAGGTGGAGAGAGTCGGTCATAGATGCCTCTAATTGCATCCAGAGCCTCTGAACGGTCTCTGCCTTTAGCGAAGTGGCTCCAGACAAACTGAAGCTTCTCTCGTTGTGCAGAATCTGCGTTACCTATACCAAGGAAATCCTGTAATACGGTGAAGCCTGTTTGTAGTTGTTCGTCGTTTCTTTTAAGTTCAGGGTCTTGTTCGGGAGTAACCTCTTCTACTTGAAGGGACTCTACCGTTAAATCATTTGTATCACTTTGTTGCGAATTTTCTAGCATATCTTTTCCTATTATATTCTGAGCCAGCTACTTTGCACTCAAGACATCGACAATTAAGTCTATTATATTGATACCACGTTCCGTGCTTAGGATTGCCATTCCCCCTGTCTTTATTGCTTTTTATTGCATGACAAGATATGCAAAGTAATTGACATTTTTTTAGTTCTAGTTCTACTTTTGCCCAACTGCAACTCAAAAGGTAACTTATATTTTCTTTTCTACTTTGGCGGTCATTGTTTATATGGTCGAACTGCAAGTTTTCTGTTGCTCCACAATGCAGGCATAGACCACCCAAGCGGTTCAATGCTCTTTTTCTATTGATAGCGTAGATGGATGAGTTCTGAGTAGATTCTTGCATCGACTATCCTTTCTTTACCAAGCTGTTTTGGCAGGCTAGTAGCTTTCCTAAGTGTACCGTACTTATTAGTGTCTTCGTAATCCTCTTCTTCTAGGGTATAGAGGCGGATGTGGCACTTATTTTGCTCGTCGTCTTTCCCGAATGTAGGTGACTCAAAAGCAGGGGTGGAAATGAGTACCGTCCCTCCAGGGGCTAGGGCGGTATCTACTAGACGAATAACGTACTCGGGGTCTTTAACGTGTTCCATAATCTCGAATAAAGTAATCAGGTCGAACTTCTCTTCATTATTCTCCAGCCAGTCTTCTAGGGAGTCCTTGTAGAACTCGACATGACCTTTTACTAGCTTGGTTCGTTTCTTCGCCAGGGTGATAGCTTCTTCTGATAGGTCTACACCTACAGCTTTTTTTACTGACGCTACTTTATTAGCTAAGGTAAGGGCTGTGTAGCCTTCTAAGCAACCCAGGTCTAGTACTGATTTAGGTTGTATTCCCTCAGCTATATCAAGCGCCCAGCCTACCCGTGGGAATATTCTGTGGGCTTGGATAGCGTCGTTATCATCTAACGGCTGGAAGTAATGATGCTCGTAAAAGTCTTCATACTCTTCTACCTTAAAGTCTGATTCATGTTTCAATTCAACCATCTATAGCTCCTTTCCATTGTTTGGCTATATTTTCCCAGGTGTATTGTTCAACCCACTCCTTTTGTTTGGCTAGCTCTTCTTTGGTGAGCGGGGTCTTGAGGGCCTTGACAACGGATTTGACGAATTTATCTTTGGCATAATCATCTGAATATATCCTTGCGCTTTCTATATAAGTTGCTATTGGGCCACCTGTCTCTGCTAATGCGGCAACATCCGTTATCACAGGTTTCAAGCCAGCTGCATTAGCTTTCAGTGCCGTAATGCAGTTGGTCTCTTCAAACTGGGTAGGATATGCCCATACAGTGGCTCCTAGCATTTTCTTTGCCAGCTCTTCATGGCTTACCCGACCGTGTTCCTGAACGCCATCTTTTTTAGCTGCTGCCAGCATATTACTCATACGATGATAAAAGTTGTTCTCGCCTTCTGCTGCTATCCAAGACTCCCAGCCATAATAAACATCAAGAGTTGCTTCTGGTACTTCCTGTTTAATCCTAGGCCACAAATCTACTAAACACTCAAGCCCTCTATAGTATCCCGAAGTCCAGACTAGCTTATGCGGGTCTCGTTTTACTTTCTTATCAAATTGTTCTAGAGAAATACCATTGGAGATTACATTGTAGTTAGAAAGCTGTGGGTACTTTTTAGCGTGGGCTTCAGACTTGAACAGATAAGTGGCGTTTTTATAAGGCTTCACGATGTTAGGGGGGAGCATATCATGCATATCTACAAACATCTTATTAGCCTTAAACTGGGGAACAAACTGTGGATAACGCCAGATGATTAAGGTATCGAAAGTGTCTCGTTTGTCTATATGAGTCCACGGTAGCCACTTGAGGTGGTGTCCTTCTTTTATTGGTTTCTCTAATTCGCCATAAATAGTAACATCATATCCAAGTTCAGCTAACTTATAGGACAAGTAAACGACAGCTTCTTCGCTTCCACCCATACCTTTATCTAAAGTGTGGGGCCCCCACTCCTCGTAACCCCTTCCGCAAAAGAATACTATAGAGTTTTTAGGCCATGTCTTAGGCTCAGTAACAGCTTCCCTGACTTTTCTGAAGCGGTTGTCGTACTTGAGGTTATCTTTGAGGTTTTCCCATAGGTAAGAAGGGTTTTCGTAGTGCTTGAAGAGCGCTGGGAGGATTGCAGCTGCGTTATCTATGCTGGCTTCTTTTTTAATCTCCACTAATAATGATGAAACATCTATAGTTTGTACGGTTCCCAGCAACTTAGCTGCTTCTCGGTTATTTCCTTGCTTGTGTTCGGCTATCGCTCCCATGAGTCGGGCTCTATCTGGTACGGTTGGGTCAGTTATTGAAGCGCTCTGAGGCTCTGGTTTGCTAAAGGCTACTTTTAACCACTCAAGGCATTCTTTGAAGTTATCTTTTTCAAACTCAAACTGGGCGAGATTGAAATAAGCCGAGGGGTACTCTGGTAGAAGAGCTGCTGCTCGTAGCGCAAACTGGAGAGCTTCTTCTACCCGCCCAAGATTATTGGAAGCTTCACTCATTCTCAGTAGTGAGCGGTAGATTTCCTCGTCCCATCCACCTACAGATACATATTCTTTTAAGATGTCTATACAATTCTGCCACTGTTCCAAAGAATAATAAGATATACCGAGATAGTGGATATAACGTGGGTCTTTCGTCTCCTTATAAGCTTGCTCGAGTATTTTATGGTTACGCTCCATTGATTCTTTTGGGCGTGCTCCTGTGTGGCGTACAGGCGCATTAACTCGCTCGGAAGTTACTTGCTCTTCACTAATAAGTGTTTCGTGTACCCAGCCTCTCCAGGTGAACTTATCTTTTTTTACCAGTCGTTCTCTCCAATGCAGGGCGATACAATTCCCATCTTCATCGTAAGCGTACTCGTACGGTAGCCATACAGCATCTACATTAAGTTTTACAAGTTCTGGAATAACCGAGAAGTCGAACTTATCATCTGCGTCTAACCAAAAAGCTAAGTCAGTATCCCCTTGTGCAAAGTTATGATTTCGAGCTTCATCAAAGCGTCCGTTCCACTCTCGATAGTCAACGTGGAATCCTTCCGCTTTTTCTAATTCTTTAAATCGCTTATAAGTCTTCTTATCGCTAACGGTCAGGTAGATACTGTTAAATGCGGCTGCAATCACCGAGGCTTGGATAAGTTTCAGTACCAAATCAAACTCATCCTTAACAATCATATATAAACCTACGGTCGGCTTCTCATTCTTCATTGTGCATCCTTATATTTGTTTAGCTCTTTAATTAAAATCTTACTACAGTGCAAAAGATGGCGGGGCTCTACTAAAGCCTTGCCTTGATGAAACTCATTTATCAATTCCTCGGTTTCATCTGTTTTTACAAATACAAATATCTTACGACGTGCATCATGAGGGTCATCTTTGAAGCCTACGAAGTGGTGCTTGTTGTATTGGAGATACACCGCTAATGCCGTGTCACTAGTACTGAAAGGGCTAAGCTCCGACATTAGATTCCTCAATCTTTTTCTTGGTTTCTTTTACCGACAGCATATAACCTGCCTGGTCGATGTAATACAGCTTTCCCCAATGTTTCACCATATACACAATTGGTAGCATCTGGCTGTCTAATTTAATAACTTTCATGATAAGACCCTCCCTGTGTCTTTATCGTATACTTTCGCTTTCTTTGGCCTACGGTTTCTTATTAATGGTTTCTCTGTTTGGTACATCTGCCACACACCTGCAAGGGCCATCACAAGGTCATCGTGTGAGCCTCTCTCTGCTTGGGCCTTCCAGGCACTTGAGGTTTGTACTTCAACAAAAGAAAACATTTCAGTAATGGTAGGGCGGTCGTAAATCTTAATAACCCCGTTATCTATGGCATCTTTACACATAACTAGCATCTGTGGTCTGGTCGCTGTGTTTGTAGACCAGCCGAGTTTAGGGGTGTTCTTTTCCCCTGACCTGGTACCCGCTCCTGTCTTTTGGCGATAAATTACATATTTGCCTCTACGGTTTAAGCTTGCGAGTCGCTCTAATTCGTAGATGCCTCCGTTATTCTGCTCATAGCAAATGACAGGAGGGATACCCGTTATATCATAGATTTCTTCCAGTCTCTCGTGCATGACTGGGGTCATTTCAGTAACAATATTCTTAGAATGATAAACAAGAGGTATATCCAGTTTATTCCTGGACATGAAATGAGCTGCACAGAAGTCTCCACCCCCGCCAGCGGTATCTGCAAAGACTAGGACAAACTCTCCTCTTTCAAATTCCCTATATTGGCGGAAATGAGATTGGTCGGTTTCTTTTTCTATGGTCTGCTCGAGGTAAGCCTGAAGCGCTAGTTTATCAAAGTATTGATTACCTGAGGCGATAAATGCAGCTTCGGGGGTAAGGGGGTATTCTTGGTCAGCTAATCTGCCCAGCTCTAATCGTTTGCGTTCTATAAACTCTTTAGAATATTCCCAGGTAGGGTCGTAGAAAAAAGTCTTATACCCTCTGGCTCCTGCGTTAGCTTCGTCCCAGAAAGTTTTGAACTGGTTGTACCCATTAGCGGTAGTCTCCAAGCTGATGATAGCTTCATTGACGACAGCCTCTCCAGCGCCAGCTAAAAGCGCATCAATGTCATCAGCTAAAGAGACTTCGGTTAAATGAAGAAAAGTAATATCGTCACCACGGCCGAAGCCTGTAGACTTAGCTGTTCCTACACGCAGAGCGTTCGTGTAAGAGCTTCCGTCTTCATATTGGCCTTCCCATACCAGTTCAGTCTTGGAGTTGTATTTGAGAGGGATGATTCTTTTTGTTTTGCGTTCGTAGCTTTTAAGGAAATGCTTTGCCCTATCCAGCTGTTTACTGGAGGCTGTTGCATCGAAAGACATAGAGTAACATCTTTCGTTCTTCCCGTAGATAAACTTCACACAGGCCACCGCTAGTAGGACAGAAGAAAAGCCCATCTTTCGGGCTTTAAGAATTACATTTCGTTCTGTTAGGTTTTTGAGGAAGTGCTGCTGCGCTACGTTGAGTATGAAAGGGACTTCATTCTTATTCTTGTCGATGATAGTAAAGTTATTTTCTATCGCCCTTTTATAATCTTCGTAATTCAGCAACATTATTCCATATTTCCCATATTAGTTGAGCCCCCGAGGGGGTGGGCACCGCGGAGGCTCTTTGGTGTGCCTATTTCGAACGGCGAACCGTTATTAAGCACTCTTAAAATAACACGCTACATTATAGGTGTGTCAACTATTTAGTTGAGTGACTACTGGAAGGTTCCTATATAGGTTGTCCGAGATAGTTCTTAGACATGTGCGGGTCTGTGTACTCCGCAATAGCTGGGTGTTTTAGATTGTTCTGCGACTGTGAAGGAGTAGCTACATCTAAAGTACGAAGTTCTGGGTTTACTTCTGGGTCATTCTTCTCATCATATGTCTCGCCAAAACTTGCTGCTTGGGCTTGACGTACATTCTTATAGTGTTCCCCGTCTGCTAAAACTGCGTCCGTCGCGTTAAACCTCTCACGAGTCTTTCCTTTGAGCCTTGTGGCTGCTTCCTTGCTTGCTTGTTCAACGTCCTGGTTGGTTTGCTCGACTTGTTCCTGGTTTTCACTAGATGCCTCGCCTGCTGACTTTACGTCTTTTTTATCGTCTGCCATGGTAGTCCTTTCGTTAGATTAGCACTTTTATTATCTCAGCTATTAAAGATTCCCGTTGTTAACATTCTTACACAAATAAAAAGAACCCTTTAAGAAGGGCTCCTCTTATTAGCTATACGTTAGGACTACTGAGATGCCCAAGTACCACTTTGCTTGATGCCGTACCAAGCTGTACCGTCGCAAATCAAGGTGATATTGTCACCGAGGATATTTGAAGCGGCGGTGTTCTTAATACCTGTGCCAGCAGCGGTAGCGACAGCCGCGCCACCTTCAGAAGCTTTGATATTAAGTACTACAGAGCCTGTTGGGTTAATGAGGATTTCCCCAGAAGCGTGCCCGCAGACAAACGTAAACTCTAAACCAGAGGCTACGGCTGGTAGGGTAAAGGTTTGGGTAGCTGAGCTTTTAGTGGCGATTACTATACGGCCAGAGTCTTCAGCTGTGTAAGTAGCTGTGTCTGTGGTAGTATTTGTTATGGCACGAAAACCGACCATAGCATCTCTATCAACGTAAGTTGCTTGGCTATCTAAATATGAGTTTGGCATTTGAGTTTTTCCTTTTAATTTACAATTTAAGTATACAACTAAAACGCTAAATTAAAGGCACGCTAGCTTGCGCTGCTTAAATTACTTACCAAGTCGACGGTAAGCAAGGTTCTTAGAGCGCTTTACCTGGCCGTTTGAAGTATTCCCAGTACTGTCCCCAATCCCGTAGCCGGAAGGTGCCGAGGAGCTCCCTGAAGCCGTAGGACGTGGAAGGTTATCAGCACTTGGAAGAGTTTGTTTCCAAGTAGTTTGCTGAGGGTATGTTTTTGCTGTGTTGAGCTCTGGTTTGTTTCGTGCCATAAAAGATTCCTTTATTTACGCTTCTATTGTATCAGCTTTGAAATCATAATCTAACGTATCAATAAATTCATCTACTTCCTGATTAGTGGGCATTTTACCTTTCGAGATACACGAGGCTACTATCCAGGCTTTCAGTTCGTTCTTTGAGATATTGTTCATTAATTTGTCCCCCAATGCCTAGAGTTCTCCCCAGCTTGGATATAAGTTAGCTGCCCTTTATCGGGAAATGGATTATGAATCTCGGGCACCCCATCGTTCTCTTTAAACTCATTCTTCCACCAAAGAAAGTACTGCCGTCCGTTCATATAATCAGGCATCTTCGGCCAATCCTTCTCATAGACAGGAACCGCCGCAATAGGCACGTCATACCAATAAACAGCCTCCCGTATTGGATTTGGCTTATCGTCGTCTTCCCTCCGCACAACCCTAAACTTAAATTTTGGTGTTACATGTGGAGCAGTAAGTGTTACATTACGTGTTACATTAGCCCCTTTTCGACTAAGTGTTACACGACAGTTTCTGCTACAGGTCTTAGCCTCTCTCTTACTCTCAAACTCTATACTGCAAACCTGACACACATTTGTCATACTACCCCTGTTCTATTAATGATACACATTTATTGTAACACATATAGAAATACGGATATATATTTTTTCATTACTGTTACTATACCCCTGTTATATAT